ACTTCAAAGCGCTCTGATGCGGCTTCAACGGCAATGTCGGCGCCGGCAAGCGCCTCGCGGTCCAGCGTGGTCTGGATGCGGGCAAGAGTGGGCTCGATTTGGGCCTCGGACAGCTTGCCCTTGGCGGCTTCGCGGCCCAGGTTGGCGCGAATTTGCGCAACGGCGCGGCTCAGAAAGCACTGCTCCACGTCACACAGCAGCACGCGAAAGCCCGCGCGGGCAAAGACATGGGCGATGCCGGAACCCATCGTACCCGCGCCTACCACTCCAACGGTCTGAATCTCGGCCATGACAAAGTCCTCCCAAAACACAACAGGGAGTGTAGCAGGCCGGAGGAATAGTGCGAAAAGGCAGGTGTGAATACAGAAATTGTATTGCACTGGGGGGATGTCGCGGACGGCGGCGGGAATCGGCGGGATTGGCGCGGGTGATAGCGGGTTTTTCACAGCGCGAGCGGCGGACCGCGATACAGCCGTTCGGTTGCACTGGCGGCGGCGAGTTCCGTTGGATCGCAGCCGTAAGTGATTGATAAACCGTTGAGCGCAGGCCGAATCCAACGGAACTAACGGAACTCGCTAAAACGGCGCCACAACGCCAATGTGGAAAACCTCAGAACCCCGCGCCAGACGCCGCCTGAAGCGCCCTCCAGCCCCAACGGAACTCCCTCAAAACGCCATCCGAGACCTCGATCTAGGCGAAATCCAACGGAACTATGGAAAACGGTAGGCGCACCCGAAAGCCGGCGCTTTTGGGGCGTCGAATCCGGGCCAAAAACCGGCCAAAAAAGGTCGATTTTCGCCCCAAAAACGACTTAGATTGTGAGTTAGGAAGCCGGATAACTCTATCTTATCGAACTTATGCCCAGACTTAGGCCCTGAGATAGTCTCAAAATCGCTGGTCAAGTCCATTGCTCTGGTGGATAAGTTCGATGTGCGCCATCAGTGAGTCGTAGTTGATGCGCCATGGGCTGTTGAGCTTGGCGCGGACCTTGTAAGCCTTCAGTGTGCCGTCCTCTATCATACGCGTGACCGTCTGGATCGACACGTCGAGGATCTCCGCAGCTCGCGCGGTGGAGATAGAGAAGCGCGGGCTCCACGGAAGCAATAACTGATCGGCGTGGCGGAAGCTTGTCATGCGGGCCTCTCTTTCTCCCACTTACCGGCGCGCTGCAGCATACCTTTGAGCGCCCACCAGACATGGTTGGCATCGGCCACCGTAACTATCGATGGCGCAGCCTTGTGCTTCAGCGGCGAACGCGGCGAGCGCAGCCAGGCGTCGAACTGCGAGCGCTCCCAACCGAGGCGTGCATAGGCTCCCTCAATGCGAGCCAGATCGGCCGCAGAGGCTATCTGTGGCGCGTTAGAGAACTCCTGGCCATCGTGACGCCCATCCAACCCCGCGCGGCGCGCCTGGGCGCGTTTAGGCCGGCTCTTGAGCGGCGCCTTCACGCCCAGGCTCCCCTGCAGCACGTCAATTAGGAAGCCCGCATCGGAGCCGCTGAGATCGCGGAAACTCGTCACCGGCTTACGAAGCCGAAGCGACGCCCAAGCTATCCGCTCTTCTCGACTTATGCCCACATCTATCTCGTGGCGGGCAAATTGCGAGTAGAGAGTCTGAAGCCTTCCGAGTTGGGCATTTGTGATCGACATACTTAATCCTTGTGACTTAGAGCCTCTCTGCAACGCGAGCAAAGTACCGGAGGCCGTAACTTACGCATCTCGCGACCATCCGCCTGGCGGCAGGCATCAGAGCAAAACTTCGCCGTCCGCCGTTTCGGATCGATTAGATTTGTGCAGCCCATGTGCTGGCATTGCCGTTGATACCCGTGTTCTTGCAACTTCATCCCTCCGAGGGAGCTAATCGTGGAAAATACCCGATTCTGACAGAAACCACTATTTTGGCCTTGGTAGCCTGCGCATCGGCTCGGGGTGAAGCTTCACATGTCCGATGTGCCATCCATGACAAATCCGGCACCAGTAAGCCTGTAACTCGCCGGGCGCTGCGTGGAACTTATGCTTTGATCCGCTGAGCGCTGCGATAGCCTTGCGCTGGTTACCGTGCCGAATCTTACTTAGGCAGGAACGCTCCTCGCTGGTCATAGCTCACCTCACCAGATCGTCTGGTACTCCAAAGAACCCCAACGCGCCTTTGAGTGGAATAGGCTTGGCAAAGATCACCGGGTCGCGTAGCACAAAGCCGTAGTCACCCACAAACCACGGGCTATCGCTGTGAGCCACGCAATCGACTATCTCAACCGAGCCAACGATGCAGCCACAACACTCGCGCATCTTCCGCCAGTCAGAAAGTGGGAAGATTAGCTCGGCCTTGGCAGCCATCTCACACGCGTCGAAATCGTCGAGAGCTATGTCTTCCTTGACCCACCACTTACTGGCATGGATCAGCACGCGGCCGCGAACGCGCGTCGGCCAGTCCCGGTTCTCAATGTCTTTGCCGCCATGCAGGATGTACCACCACCAGGGCGCTCGTACGCTGAGAGCTTTCATGCGAACCTCCGATCTACTGCGGGCGTTATGGATACCGGCACAGCTATTGGCTGCTTGCGGATCGAGCGCGGGCCGCGCTTGCGTGCGGTGAGCATCTTCACTCTGTCAAGCAGCTCAAACGAGTTGCAATTGCCGCGCAGCAGCACAGCGTCGGTATTGAGCCCGGCCGGCGACGTAGCGACGTATGGAGCGAACACCAGAGAGCGCATGGCGGGATCGATTTCATAGGCCTGGTCGAGCAGGTGGTCAACGCCGGCCAGAGTCCAGTGGTCACAGAACAGCAGATCGTAGCTCTCGGCGTGGAGCTGCTCGACGGCGGCGGCCGCGCCGATCACAGACGCGACAGCGAAGCCGTTTGTAACTAGCATGAACTGGAGAATGGAGAGTCGATCCTCCGACGCGCCCACCAGTAGAATCTTCTTTTTAGGCCTCATAAGTTGTTCCCTTCCGCAGCTTCTTTCCGGAGATCCTCGCGGACCCGGTCGAGCTTGGTTTCGAGCGCGCTGGCGTCGATGCTATGGAGCTTGCAAACGTGGATGAGTGCGGTAAGTCGCGCGACCATGTAGGGCCGCAGGTTTGTTCTTCCTTTGAGCCATGCATCCAGGGTGAGATAGACATCCGTGCGCGTAGCCTGAGGTACTTCAAACCAATGCGCGGGGCACATTAGCTGAGTGCGTTCGATGGCCACCGCGCAGCCGGGAATCTGGCAGACCGTGATGGCCTTCGTTGGCCGCTGCGTACCGTTCGCGGAGGCGGCCTGCGCATCGACCTTGTGTATCGATCTGACAAACATCAGCGGCCTCTTTTCGCGGGGAGGTTGCAGCAGCGGAATGTGATGATGGTCGCGATGAACGCCACGACGAAGATCCCAATGATTGCGCAGAAGATGATCCTCAACCCCTCTATGCCGGGCAGATCTGATCTGAAAACCGCTACGCCGAAGGTGCCGATGATAAATAGAACGACGGCGCAATAGATGATTGTGAAGACAAGCATGGTGGGTGGATGGGACTCGCGAAAGCGTAAACGCATTAACTTACCTCCAGTTGAAGTTGGCCGAGCAGTTCGATCGCGGCTCTTGGGCCGTCGATGGATTTGAGAATCTCCAGCTCCGCGCGCACCTGGTCTAAAACTTGGTTGCGCAGGATGGAGTGGTCTTCGTCGGTGAGCATGATGAAATAGCCGCCGCCGCTTCCCTGCTTGCTGCTGCCGATGGGCAGGCGGAAGTTGATGCGCAGTGTGCGCACAGCCTTTTTGATCTCGCGATCTGTGAGGCGTTCGCAGCCCGGCCGCCGCTGCATCTCGCGGATCGGGTATGCATTGGCCGCGCCGCGGCTGTAGCGAATGGCCGTGAGCACTGCCTTTTCATCGTCGGCCAGCGTGAGGTTCAACGGACCGCCCGGATGCCCCATAAGCAGCATGAGGATTTCCGAGTCGATGATCTGCTTGCGCTGCTCGATGGAGACAGCCAGGTCCGGGAAGAGAGTGTCTTGAGTCATTGAGTACCTCCGAAGAGCGAAGCCTGCTCCGCAGCGGGCTTCTGATCGCGGTGGTTGGGACAGTAATCAACTTCATGCCCGATAGACGTGGCGCATTTAGAGCACATGCCGGCGTCGCAGGTCTTGCCGCGGGGCCCCACCGGAAAGTCGCAGAGCTTGCTTACCGGCTGGATGCGGCAGAACTTGCAGGTCTGACGGCGCGAGCGGCCGCAAATAATCATTGGCAGGCCGTTCCCGTCTCGGATGAACTCGCAGGCCATGACTCAGTCCACCGTCCCTTCGACGCGGATCACGTAGTTGGCGGAGAAGATCGCGGCCTTGTCGCCGAGCTTGAGACCGCGCCACCAGTTGTCCACGATTTTGTCGGCGACGAGGAACCTAGCTTCGACCGCCAGGTCTGGGCGAACGATGCGCGAAAGCGTGGGGGCCGACAAGGATATGGCCTTGGACAAACCGGCTTCCTTCACCTTCGCCAAGTCCTTGCGGTTCCGTTCTTTGCGGATCTCGTTGCGATGCCACCAAACGGTGCCGGGCTTCATGCCGAGACGCTTCGCAATTGACGCACATGATTCGTCTGGGCCGGCCTCGCGGATCAACTGTTTCAATTCAGGCGTGACTTTCATCTGTGCCTCTTTCAAAGGTTTTGCGTTGGAAGGTTCAGAGGAGGTCGCCGCGCGCGCTATTGACCCAGTAGGCGTTGCCTCCCCCTCCTCTTGAGCCGGGCAGTTGGCCGAACCCGGTTCAAACTTGTTGTGCGATTCGGGCAGCGCGGGATGCGTGCCGTCGTCGCAGGCCGCGCAGAGAGCCTCGCCGGCGAAGACGATTACAGCCTCACAGCAGAGGCAGGCAGAGCAGCGTTTTCCGCGCGGGGCTACAGTGGTTTTCTCAGGCGGTTGCAGCATCGGAGTCGTCCTTTCCTGAGCAGTAGCGCGGCCGCCGCGATGTAGAAGCCACCGCCGCCACTTCGGCCGATACCTGCGGGCATGTCTTCCATGCGTCAAGCATCGACCCGCAGTTGGGGCAGGTGGCCCACAACTCAAGAGGCATCGGCTCGACGATGGCGGCGGCTTCCATCAAGCAGCCTTCTCTCTGAGCCACATGAGCGCGTTCTTCCATGCAGCCTTCGGCGATGCGCAAATACCGCTGAGCGCTTCGCCCTGGAGGCCATGCCGAATGAACCAGCAGGGCTTTCCCCACCCGCGCAAACACTCGTAACAATCGAGCTGCGCATCGGGAATAACGGCGAGGATGGTCTCTCTCGGTGTCATTTCGCGCGACCTTTCTTGACGTACTTACTGACCAAAATCTCCTGAAGATAGTGCGCCTGTTTCTGCAGTCGCGCGGCGGCGTCACAGAGAAAAGCGCCCTGGCTGATAGCGGTAAAAGGCTCCGTCTTGATGGTGTCCAGGTGCGACTGTGCCTCGGCGATTACCATCCCTACGCGTTCAATGCGGCGTTCGAGCGGTGTCATTTCGCGCCGGCTTTCTTCGCGGCCTTGGCGGCTTTGCGCTCAGCCTTCGCGATCTCCTCAGCTTCTTTCTGGCGGAGCGCGGCGGCCAGCTCCACCGAGAGCGCCGGAGCCTTTGAGTTCACGTTGAAGCACGTCGCGAAGAGCGAGAGCAGCCGGGTCTGAACCTTGGGCTGCAATCCGCCGATGTAGAACTTCAGTGTGCCGGCCGCGTCCTTGCGCAGCGAGTGTTTCACTTTGCGGTCGAAGAGTTCCGTGAACACCTTGGGCAGCGCGAGGCGCGACAGCTCGCTCTGCAGCTCGCCGACGGGGGCTTCGAGGATCTCGACGGTGGAGGCCACGGTGGCGTCGGCGATGTAGAGCGTGCCTTCGAGGCGCGTGGTCTTTTCGGCGTTGGCGGGCACGTAGCCGAAATCTTGCACGGCTTCAAGCAGCGCGCCTTTGGCGGTGGAGAGTTTCTGCTGCGCTTCATCGACTGCAGCTCGCGCCGCGTCGAAGTTCATGCAAAGCCCGTCAACCATTTCGGGAGTGGGGCGTTTTTTATTTGCAGTCATGGTCATCCTCGTTTTTTTGCGCGTTAAAAAGTTCGTTGAGATCGTCGAGATAGCGGCTGTGGCGCTTGAGAGAGCAGCCTTGGCCGCAGAGTTCCTCGTAGATGAATTCCGGATTGCGCGGCTCTTCGACGGTCTCGATAGGCTGGAAGATGATGCCCTCGAAGCCCGGCTTGGTGATGGCCATCTGCCAGTGGTTGGTGTCGCGCTTGGGCGCGCCGCAGACCTTGCAGACGTAGGGCGGGGCCGGCAGTGGAGCTAGCATCAGTTCGTCACCTCAGCTTTCGGTGAACAGCGGATAGCCATGTCGATGGCGGCGTGCGCAGGCTCCATGTTGCGCAGGATTGCTTTGGCGACCGGCACAGGCACGCCGCCGAAGAGTTTGAGACAGTCGAGCGCGAGTTGCAGATCGTCGCACAGAGTTTGGAGGCAATCGCCAAACTCGGAAGGAATGGGCTTGGCGCCCTTCGCGCTCACGCATTTCACGTCGCCGAACTGGTCGATGTAGGCAACGCGGCTCACAGGTTGGTCGCTCACTTTTTGTCTCCAATCGCGCAATCGGGGCAGCGGTCAACTTTGTCGTGGAGCCTGGTGGCCCGTTCAAATTGCCAGCCGGCCTCTTTGAGATCGCGCCGCAATTGCATCTCGTTCGTAATAGCCAGGTCTTCGGTATCGGAGTAGCGCTGGCAAATGTCGCAGCGAATTTGGATGTAGCGCTCGATCACTAGCGGCCTCCGATCTTGTCGAGCTGTGCCTGCGCGTGGCGGAGGTTGTCGCTGATGCAGTCCGCAAATACTCGCGCTTGTCCGAACTCGACGGCCATCGCTTCAACCGTGGAACCATTGTTCAAGTCCATGCGCATAATGCGCGCCATCTGGGTTTTCAGCTCTTCGGTCTGGGCAGCGGACTTCAGCAGAAATTTGTCAACTGCGCATACGTCTCTCACCGGGCACCTCCGCACACGCGCTCGACCGCGCCGCCAGGAAGAAACGCGACGCCGATCGTGACGAAGAAATAAACAGCGACGAGAATCACGGCCGTCTTGAGCAGACGGTCTGCGGCGGCGAGTTCAAGAGACCAATCGGGCTTGTTTCTCACGCGATGGCCTCTTTTCTGGTCGAGGCAGCCGCGGCCGCCTCCGCGATTGCGGTGCGCGCGTCTTCAATGGCGAAGAAGAGGTTGCGGGCGGAGACGTACTGGAAGGCCTTGCGGTCGCGCACAGCTTCGACTGTGGCGTCCTTGATGCTGTCGGCGATGTCCGCGGCATACATCGGCCCCAGCTCGGCCTGGAGGATGCTGGAGGCCTCAGCAGCGCTGAGGCCTTTGAGCAGGTGTGTGCGGCGCAAACGGCTGCGCCACTGTTCCATGCGCCAGTCGCGCAAACGGACACTCAGATCGTGCGACCCGCCAAGCACAACGCCGAAGAAAGGCGGCGTGTCGAGGAGCTGGCGCAAAATCTCCAGGCCGCTGAGGCCCAGATGCTGCGCTTCGTCAACGATCAGCAGCGTCCGCCCTTTGCCCAGGAAGTAACGCAGCTTGCGGAGGAGCTGGTCGATGGTGCCGCGGTTGGGAATGCCGGCCTCGGTGCAGCACTCAATCAGAAACGATTGCGGGCTGTGCTCGACGCGGGCATAGACATAAACCGCGCGGCCTTCCGTGCCCTGGTTGATCTCAGCAGCCACGCGGCGGAAGGTGTAAGTCTTCTGCGTTCCCGGAGGCCCGTCAACGAGGAAGGCCGTGCCCTGGCGCAGCGCGGCCCACATTGAGCGGCGCACCGAGTCATATTCCGCCGTATCGTAATGCTTGCCCTGGGCAACTGCGCCGTGCTCGATCTCGTACCGGTCGATCACCTGCTTGAGCGCTGCGCGCACCGCCAGCGTGTTGTCGTCCGCGACGTGATGCTCTCCGTAGTGGCCGGAAAGAAAAACCCGCAGCGAACTTGGATTGAGAGTGGCTAGGTCCGCCAGCTCCCCGAGTGTGAGGCCGGAGCGGAGCACGAATGCTCGCGTCCGGCGAATCATCTCTTCGTCGCTCGGCAAGCCCAGCGATTTGAGATACGGCTTACGATTGCTCAGAATGGACACTGTTCCTCCGAAGTCTTTCAGCGAGGCGGTCTGCTGCCTGGCCTGGGATTAGGCTGTTCGTTGGTTCGTTGTTGTCTCCCTCCTGGAGGCGCGTCGGCTGAGGCCGGTGCACCACCAGGTGGGAGATCTCGATGGGGAGGCCGCCGAGTTGAAGCATTTGATTGTTCTGGGGAACGTAACCTGAGCGGAGAACGCGGCGCGAGAGTGCGTTGAGCTGCTCGCGTGTTTCGTGATAGCGCGTCTTGCGCTCGCGCATACTGGCGCCGATGGCAGCCTGTGTCTCTTCGTCTTTGGCCTGGCGCAGCAGCGTCTCCGGCTCAAGATGGGCAATGACGCATCCGTTTTCGTCGATCGCCGCGATGCGGTCCATATCCAGCGGATCGAAGGCCACCATCAGGCTTTGGCCGGTGCGGTCGTGCAGCTCGCGGCAACTGATCTCATCCACGCCGATATAGCGGCGGTTGTCCATCTTGATGGCGCATTCGTGAACGATGCGCGTGGTGCGCTCGGCCAGCAGCGCGGCCAGCACATGAGGCTCAGGCGGCGGCGCGGCTTTCGTCCAGCGATACTGCTCGAAAGCTTCGTTCGGCGTCAGGCCTTCCATGCCGGGAACATTCTTCGAGCGCAGGTGATATTCCTGCTCGATCCAGACTGCGGCCGCGCGGATGAACTCGCTGGCAAGCGGCAGGGCTGATTCATCGGGGCGTCCCTGCGCCAGCAGCTTCTGATGGCGTTCCAGGGCCTTGATGCAGCGATCGGGGCGTTGCTCCGGGGTGGGGCCGCAATAAGTCTCCCAGCGGCGGTCGAAGCGCTGGTGAATGATGTGGTTGGCGCTCTCGATCAATTTGGCCTGGCCGTGATAAGGCAGGCAGTAGGTGATCGATGCGCCGAGCCTGGCCACAACGCCCATCGCTTCAGGCGGAATCTCCTCAAGCTTCCATGCGGATGTTCGCGCACCCTTGCCGATCTTCTGGTAGTCCTTGCCGTTATCGACGTAAAGCTCGCGGAAGGTGCCATAGTTTTCCAGCGAATGGCGAAGGCAAGTGCTGATCGAGCGTGACGAGCCATCCTGCGACCAGGCGTAGCCCAAGAATTTGCGACTGCGCATGTCCTGCAAGCCGGTGAAGCGCAGGCGCATGTGCTGCCGGTCCTTGGCGTCGAAGAGATCGTTTTGAACCAGCACATCGTGCCATGCGTGATCGGACACGAGGATTTCGCCGGCTTCGAAGTCTTCATAGCCGCGCCGGATGTAGGGGGCGAAGAGTTCGTCATACTTGTCGCGGCCCTTCAGCGCCAGAGTGGTCACGGCGGTGGGCAGCTTATCGAGGAAGCTGCGGACGGTCTCGTAACTGGGCGGCTCGATGCGGAGCTGCTTGGCGCGGCATCCAACGATCTCGAAGGCCATGCGCTTGTTGAGGTGCTCGTTGAGGTAGGCGTGAGCGGCCAGATCCGCCAGCTCGGCGTGCTGCTCGCTCTGCGCTGACCAGCGCGAAACGCCTTTATCGCGGCGGGGCGCATCGGCGAGAGCGGCAAAGCCGCCGCTGCGGAAACGCGCCAGCCAAAGCTTGAGCGTGCGTTCGGAGATGCCGCGAGTCTGCGCGATGTATTGAATCAGCGTGGTCTGTGAAGTGATGGCGCGGCCGTCGGCGAGATGGAAAGCTGAGAAGCGCTGCGGATCGGACTGATACTCAAAAACCATCTGGAGCATCTGCAGCCGCAGCTCGGCCTGGGCTTGGGCGTCTGCATCGGGCAGCGCCACGCGCAGCGCAACGACCCGAGCCGGGGCAGCATCAGCGAAGAGCGGCCCTTGAATGCTGGCAGTTGGCTGAGTGCGGTCGAACTTGGCGCGGATGTCGGCCGGGAACGATGCGGCCAGATAGACCTTCTTGGGCCGGCCGTTCGCTGCCTTTGCTTCGGAATCCCGCGAAACGATCTCGCCGCACCTGTCTTTCTCGCGTAGCCAGCGGTCACTCCAGCCCGTAAGGTCGATAACCTCTTCGGCGGTGAGCCAACGTTCCTGCGGCGGTGGGGCGACAAGGCAGAGCTGAGGCTGTGCGCTCATAGATCCACCCCCTGCAAGCGCTTCTCCAGCATCTCCACTCTTTCGTGGGCGCGCTTGTGGCGGATGTATTCACGCCCCAATTCGAGCAGCTCCGCTTCATCTTTGGTGATGAGCCTGAAACCGGCCAGCTCGGCGCGGCAGCACATGAGTTCGTTGCAGCCGGTAACGGCGCAGAAGGCGCGGTCGAGTTCGGCGGGCCAGCGGAAGTCTTCGCGCGATTCCGCCGTAAAAGCGTTGAGCCGCCTTACTGTGACTTCGGTGCCTGTGAGCATCGACATCTGATCGGCAATGGTTTCGCGGCTTTTTCCGCATTTGCGGATGCTCTCGACCAGCGCCGCGCGCACCAGAGATGCGTCGTTCATGGAGCCTGGAACCATCTGCGGGGCCTGGTCAAAGAGCATTTGCTCGCGATTCACGGCAAAAGATTGTTCAGAAATTGCCGTAGACGCGGCGGAACGAGCGGAGGCAATCTGTGGATGTGATGACTTCCCCTTTGTCATGCCGCGCGCTCCCTTTGTTCGGAGGTACTTTCGCGGATGCGTTTGATCTCACGCTTAATCGCGGCGGAAACCCGCTTCGACGTGCTCAGACCTTTGGCAACATGACGGACGTGCTGGGGAGTGACCCCCAACTTCCTGGCCACCCGGCTATAAATCCCGAAAAACAAAGCCGCTTGTTCCAGTTCCGGTGTCGTACCCTTAAAGTGCAAGTTCAAGTTGGTGCTCCTGATATGCGAGAAGCATATGCGTCACGCATATCGATGTCAAGGGAAATCTGTATGCATTCGCCTAAAAAAGCACGGACACCTCGGGCAGAGCGGATTTTCCAGCTACGGAGCCAGCTAGGTCTTGACCAGATCGCCTTTGCTGAACGGATCAATGTAGATCAAGGCACAGTGTCTAAATGGGAAAACGATAAAGGGATACCGGGACGACCCGCATATCGCCTGATGGCACAGTTGGCACCGGCAAACAGTGATCTGCAGCGGGAATTAATGCGTGATGGCGGATTCTTGAACGCAAACAGGAGACTCCGCGAAATAAATCGAGACAAGAATCAACAGCCGGATCCGCAGCCTCGCTGGGACCCGGAGCTGTTGGGCGTGGTGATTGAGGCGCTAAACAAGAAGCTTGGGGTCAAAACGGGCAGCTTTTCGGATCGGGAATACGCAGAAAAGGTTATTTTTTACTATGAGCTGTGTCACAAAATGAAGACCGAGGACCCTGCTATGGTGGAGCGATTCTTAAAGACCGCGTGATTTGCGATCGACATCCTAGCTCTGGGGCCCCTGATGACAGAAAGAGAACGGTTGCACCTGGTTGAGAAGATGGGGGTTTTTATGAGAGCGGTCGAACCGGAAGGGAAGAAGGACCAGCGAGACCACGGGGTCACGATTAACGTGAATTCGCCGGATAACTGCGTTGTGGCCGGCGACCGGATCGAGATTAATATCAATGTGAACAATGCGCACCCCGATCCGGAGACCAGAACGCGGCAAGGTGCCAGTTTGCTCAGTGTGGAGCGGTTGCCGGAGCTTCAGTCCGTCGTCAGGGATGTTCTGGACGCCTGTTTACCGAGGCGCCCTGATTGCCCAGCGCCCCGGATACAGGCTTGAAATGGATCGGCGATTTGCTGAAGCTCAGATAGCGTAAGCTGTTGCTACAGGTTTTAACCGGAAAGTGAGAACGCGGTGGCTGATTGTAGATTTTGCGGCAAGCCTGCTGGCTGGAGGGTGGATTACCACGAAGCCTGCTATGAGGCTCAAGCGGCTGGTCTCCCCGTGGAAGATGTGCGGCCCAGGGCGGGGCAGGCGGCGGCTTCGCTCCCTTTAACTGCCAAGGGTGTATTCTGGGCAGTGTTCGGCGCGTTATGCCTTTACGGCTTGGTCTCGGGGATCGTCGCTGCCATCATCAAAGACCTCAGTTTATAAATTCATAAAGCAGATAATATCTCGTTTCTCGCCACCCCGCGCCGCTCCCCGCGGCGCGAATCATTCCAGTTATCACGCCTCAAACACCTCTCTCATCACGCGGCGAAGCCGCGTCTTAGGCTGTCTCCATACCTGAACGGTATGCATCCCCAGACTCACAAAGGAGACCGGGGAGTTGCCAGAGCGAATGAGTGTCCGTGGGGTTGGAGACATCCAACACCCGGCCTCTGAAGAGCAGGGAACAGGGACTAGGGAATAGGGAATAGGGACGAGGCGGCAACCATGCAATTCAGCGCGGCGGGAATGGTGTTACTCAAAAAGTCCGAAGGATTCCGGGGCAAGGTCTATCTCGACGTGGCCGGCTTTCCGACGATCGGCTATGGCCACCGCCTGCTGCATCCGAATAGCTTTGCCGATGGGATCAGCGAGTCCGACGCCTCGGACATTCTTATTTCCGATGTCAATGCCGCGTGTGACGCGGTGCAACGCCTGGTCAAGGTCACGCTTAGCCAGGGTCAGTTCGATGCGCTGGTCGATTTCGTTTTCAACCTGGGCGCGGGGCGGCTGGCCGCTTCAACTCTTCTCAAGGTTCTGAACGCCGGCAATTACGATGCGGCGGTGGAGCAGTTGCTGCAATGGGATCACTCCGGCGTTGTCGAAGTCGCGGCCCTCAAGGCGCGGCGCCAGGCGGAAGTGGATCTCTGGAAAGGTAAGGCGTGATGACGACACCGACTCCTGCAACTCCGGCCGCATCCGCGCCGTCTGTCGCTTCGAACCCGTTGGCCGTGTTGCTTCTCGTTGCTCTCTTGGCGCTGGGCGCTTACGAATGGAATCAGGAGCGCGAGGCGCGGCTCAAAGCCGAGGCGCAGACGGCCGCGCAGCAGAAGGACATCGACGCGGCAAAGAGCGATGCTGCACAGACGGCCGCGCAGCTCAAGCAGACTCTCGCCGCGCTTGAATCTCAGAAGAGCCAGCCGGCAACTCCGCAGCAGATCATTCTGGACACTTCGAAGCTGATTGCGCTCGCGCAGCCCCTCACGGCTCAGGCGGCTCCTCAGCCGGCGGCGGGGAACGGACCCGTGCAGCCGGGCGCGCCGGACTCGGCCAAAGGTCCGCAGCAGCAAATTGTGATTCCGGCGGCCGATTTCCAGGCGATTCAGAACGCTGAGATCGGCTGCCAGGAGAACTCGGCTAAACTGAGCGCCTGCGCGCTGACCACCGCCGATCTGCAAACCGAGCTGAAGGCTACCGAGGCGCAGCGCGATACCTGGGAAAAGACGGCCAAGGGCGGAAGCTGGCTGCACAAGACGCTGACAGCGGCCAAGTGGATCGGAATCGGCGTGGCCACCGGATACGTGGCGGGGAAGGTGGCGAAATGAAAACGCTCCTGGCGTTTCTGGTGGTACTGGTCTTCGAAGCCATCACGACGGGATTGTTTTACCGCCGTCTGACGGTGGGTTCGCAGGGCGACGGGGACTTAGGTTTTGGCCTTATTTTCTGGGTAATGCTGGCCCTCTACGCTCTCACCGATCTCATATTCGCGGGCGTTCTTTTGTGGGAGGCGTTCAAATGACGAATCCTGACCTGGTCAAGAGCTTAAGCTTCGTTCGCTCCTGGCTGAGCGAGTCGGACGGCACGGTCAGCAACACGCGGATCTGCGTTGCGCTGGTGGTGACTTTCGCGTTGGGCTGGGTGACCGCCCTGGTGAGCAAGGTTCACGGGCCGGTCAGCGTTGCGGAGCTGAGTTCGATTCTGAGCCCCATGGCTTTCTTTGTGACTGGAATTACGGGCACGCTCTATGCGGTCAACAAGGCGGCGGACGTGCTCAATAACCGGAACCGGGGACCTGAACCCCCACAACAGTGAGAGAGGCGGAGAGCATGATTTTTCTTTGGTTTGTTGCTGTATTCGTCGTCGGCGTGGTTTTGGGCGCGGTCTTCAACGGCAAGATCGGCGCTGCGGTAAAGAGCCTGGAGACAACCCTCGAAGCCAAGCTGGCCGCTATCGAGACGGCCATCGAAAAGCCTTTTGGCTCCGCTGAGCTTGTGGCTGGCGCCGCGCTCAAGACCGACGCGGAATACGTCGAGGAGATTGCGGCCAAGGTGATGGCCAAGCTGAAAGCAGACGCGCAGAAGCTTTAACGATCTAACCCATAACCCAAAAGAGAGCAAGACCTCAGATTGTGGCCAGCGGCATTAGTATACCGAGCACGCTGGTTTTCAGAAGAACCGACAGGAGTCGGCACGCCTACCTGGGGAACTCAACCAACCATCCGCCGCCGGGATTTACCAGTCCCGGCGGCGGAAGCAAAAAGAAGAGGCCACGCGGATGGCAGTGCGCGTCACATTCAGTTCGATCTCCCGGCTGAGGTATCACGCGGTCCGCGCGCGCATCCGGGCGCAGTCTGACGAATTCGACTGTGAGGGCGATAAGGGAACAGCAACGGGCGACGGCATCACTATCGCATGGACCTACGATGAAGCCGCCGAGAAGCTGGCGTTCACATGCATAAAGCGGCTCTGGTGGAAGACAGAAGGCTACGTGAGCAGCAGAATTTTCAGTTTGATAGAGTCACTATGAGAATCGGCAGCATTTGCTGCGCTTGCCCTCATTGCGGCGCCACTCTCCGAATGCGATGGGCAAAGATGCCCGCTAAGTGCCGGGAATGCGGCGGCCGGATGTGGCGCTATCGGAAGCAGCGTACATGGTTCGTGCGGGTGCTTGAATTCTTTGGGCAAGGATAACTGCCGCGAAACAGAATCACTGGAATGTCGGAGGCACTATGAGGAATCAAATACGTGGTTGGGTTTTTCTGGCGGTGGGGTTCGCCATAACCGTCTGGTTGGCGGGCTGCAACGACTATGCCTATGCGCAGCAGCCGCTGCCCTCGGGCACCTACTACTCGCCGGAGATGAATCTGGAAGCGCAGGACGCGGCCGCGCTCGGTTCGGCGCGCGAGACTATCGGCCTGGCAGCTTTCAGCTTGACCGACGAAGCGATTGTGAAAGTGCTTGCGGATCGGGCGCAACATGGCGTGGCGATCCGGATATACCTGGACCGGGGCGAGCTGCAGGCCGAGTGCCGCGGCGACGCGAGCTGCGCTCGGATTCCGCTGCATGAGCTGATCGGTCTGGCTAACGTTCAGATCCGCGTCAAGCACTCCAAAGTTCTGATGCACCTGAAAAGCTATTGCGTCGATTCGGGCCTGGTGCGAGACGGCTCCGCCAATTTCAGCGAACAGGGTGAAAGCCGGCAGGACAATTCAGCGACCTTTTCGGTCGATCCGGGGATCGCTAAAGCATTCGTAACCAAGTTCGCGGCGATGTGGGACAGGCCGGACAATCTGACCGTCGCCCAGGCGGTTGCCGGCACCTGAAAACCGGCAAAAGCCAAAAACGCGCCGGGAGGCTCCAGAAGCCGCCTGATGGATTTCTGGCGGGGGTAGTAGCCAAAAACGGAGCGGGAGGCGCAGTGAGGCGAATAGGTGCCTGTCGTACCCGTTCAGGGAAGCGGGCTGAACTGCCCGCGGCGGCAAACGAGGTTCTTGGGTTTCGAGGGGGTTTTATGGGTAGGTTTTTGGCTGGGGTAGGGGTTTGCTGGCAAGCATCGCAGGTGGCCGCCAAATGACGAGCCTGAACCTGACAGGAAGCGGCGTACCGAAGGCTGAGCTGGGCATGGGCTTCAGAGCCGGCTGGCTCAAGCACTTAGGCCTGGCAATCAGCGGAGCGAGCGGCGCGGCTGTGGTGATGGGCGCATACGAGGTTTTACGCCAGCAACCGGATAAAGCCTTCGCGCTGCTTCAGGGCTGGGGGCCCATGTTCCTGATCGTGATTGTGGGGATCTTCGCGGTTGGGCGGCTCTTTGAGGGCCTGAACGCCACGGTGCGCGAGAGTTTCACCATCGTGGCCGGCGGTCTGGAACATTCAGCCAGCTCCGCCGGGCGCACGGCGGATGCGCTGACCAGGCTGGCGGACCAGGGCAACCGGCAGTTCGAGCAGGTGGAGCGGCTGGCGATTTATGCAGCGAGCGAGTTTCCCGGCGTTTACGCGCGGCTTGATGAGCAGGACAAAGTTTTGCAAGGGATTGCGCAGTCAGTGAATTCACTGGTGGAGCGGCGCAATCGGGGCGGAGGGCAAAGTGGCGGCGATGGAAGCGGATCGTAAAGCGATCCAGATGCGGCGCAGGCGAGGCATCATCCTGAAGATGGTGCGCGAGGGGCACGAGCACCAGCTCTCCCGGATGGACAACTTCGAGGTTTGGGCTGTGCTGCAGAAGATGGGCCAGGGCATGGGCCGGGAGCAGGTTGACACGCTACTCCAGGATCTCGCTGTGCTCGACTATCTCGATTTCAAAACTGCGATCAACGAAATGACCGGCAACGTGGAGATCAGCCAGATCGTGCTGACCGCCGCTGGTCTGCGCTTTGTGACCGCCGGGCGCAGCAATGACGACGTGCTCTTCAACTGAGGTTTGCGATTTTCCAGGGAATGTTATTCCCTTCGTCTGGGAATAACATTCCGGCATTTTGACAAAGGAAACATGACCAAGCCTAAGCCAAAAACCGGAGAAGCGCGCGCGACCAGGCAGCCGCTCAAGATCGACCGCCTGCCGCAGAGCGTCCAGGACGCGATCAAGCATCTCTACGACCGCGGCCGCACCTGGGTGGAGATCGCCGAGCAGTCGGCGAAGCCCTACAGCGCGGAGTGGGATAAAGACGGCGGCGGCTTCATCGACTGGGAGCAGTTGGACTTCGACGCGCTGGACATGTTCCCCGGCTTGCGGCTTCCCAAATCGTCGCTGCAGCGCTGGTTCGATCTGCGCGTCTCGCAAGTGCGCAAGCAAGTCCTGGCCGAGAGCGCCAAGGCCCGCGAGTGGGCGGCGGCTTTCGCAGGCAACGATCTGCCGGGAACGAACGCGGCGGTGATGAACGCCATGCGCGACCAGGTCTTCACACTGATGCAGCAAGTGGGCACGGGCGACCAGGCCAAGTTTTTGGATGGCCTGAACGTCTTGTCGCTCACCCTCAGCCGTCTTCAGCGCGTGGAGCTGCAGGCGAAGCGGGTTGACGCGGATCTGAAAAAGATCGACGCCGAACGCGCGAAGCTGGCGGCCGAGGCCGGCGATCCGCGCGAGATCTACCTGCTTGCCGCGCAGGACTTACTCAAGAAGCTGCGCACAAGGAAACAGGTGCGCGAAGTCATCGACCCAATTCAGGAAGATTTGATCCAGGAGCTATCCCATGCCGCTGAGGCCTTCGCAAAACATATCGAAGCGTCAGCGGCGTGAGGAAGCTGGAAACAGCCTTCGGGCTGTCTTCCAGAAGGTTCCCTCGGCAGCTCCAGGCGTAAAGTCGGACGCCATCGCCGTGCTCTCAAAGGCTTGGGAGCTAGCGGATCAGATCACGGAATTCGCGGTCAAATATCTGCATCACTTCATGGAGGATCCGGAAACGGGTCGCTTCATCGAGCCGGCGGAGTTTCACCGCGAACTCTATACAATTCTGCTGACCGAACGGTTCGCCGCAATCGCAGCTCCCCGCGAACACGCCAAGTCTACCGTCGTTTCCGTTATCTTCCCGCTTTATTGCATTTGCTATAAGCTCCGCCGCTTCATCGTGTTGATCGGCGACACACAACCGAACGCAGCGCTGCAGCTCGCGGCCGTCAAAGAAGAACTGGAAACAAACGCAAAGCTGCGCGAAGACTTCGGCGACCTGGTCGGCGACAAAAAGTGGGATGTCAACGACTGCCGGACCTCGACCGGCATCACTATCGTTGCGCGCGGCGCAGGGCAGAGTATGCGCGGTCTGCGCTATCGGCAATACCGCCCTGACCTGGTCATCATCGACGATCTGGAAAACGAAGAGTCGGTCGATAACCCGGAGACGCGCGACAAGCTGATGAAGTGGTTCAAGGGGACCGTGATGAGCCTGGGCAAAAGCGCCCAGATCTTCGCGGTGGGAACCATTCTCCACTTCGATTCGTTCCTCTCGAACCTCCTCGATCCCGAGAAGTTCAAGCGATTCATTAAACGCCGCTATGAGGCCGTTGATGACGAGTGGACGCCGGAGTCTGTGCTCTGGGCGGCGAAATGGGACCTCGAATCTCTGAAGCTGAAGTCAGAGGACGTCGGCTCCATCTTCTTTAATCAGGAGTTCCGGAACAGACCCATCAGCGCGGACACACAGGTTTTTCAGGAAGAGTGGATCATCCGTCACGCCTACCGGCGAGAGGAGCTGCAACAAAAAGCCTTCACTAGGGTGACTTACTACGATCCGGCAATCAGCCTGAAAAAGCGGGCAGACTTCTTCGCCAGCGTTACTTTGGCCATCGACGATAAAGGCTTCCTGTATGTCGAGCGGTCTGAAGGTGTGAAGCTGCCGTACATCAAGCAGAAAGAGTTCATCCTCAACCGCTATGACGAGGAACTGCCCGTCGTAGTTGGTATCGAGAATCAGGCCTACCAGGATGCGCTGAAACAGGAGATGGATGAGCAGAGCCGCGTAACGGGCCGCTATATCAACATCGTCGGCGTGCCCAATCTCACGGACAAGTTTTTGCGCATCTCCAGCATTTCATCGCTAGTAGAGAACGGCACCATCCGGTTCTGCCTGGACGGAACGCAGAAGACTCTGATCCAGCAGCTCCTCTTTCTGGGCAAGATCAAGGATGACCAGGCTGACGCGCTGCAGGGTGCGGTGCAGCTCGCACGCACCATCAACTTTCAGGCGGCGATTGCATCGAGCGGCGTACAGATAGGCGGCCGCGAGCAGAGCTTTGGGCGCGGTGAGGTATTGACCGGCGAGAGCCGTGGAGGCGATGACTTTGTGCGCCGTGACAGGAGATCGAGATGGGCTTGATACCGAAGGCAGTGAAAAACCTCTTTAGCCGGCGCGGCATCCAGGAGCGCAACGGCATGACGATGCTCAGCCTGAGCGACGCCAAGCGCTGGGACGCGGCGGCCGCCGAGGCCGAGATCGTCGAGACCCGCAAGCTGATAGCCGGAATGCCGAACTTCGCGAAGCTGAGCGACAAGGATGTTACGCTGCTCACGGCCGCGCGGAAGATGTTCGCCGCGGGAAAGCTCTCGGCCGAGGACAAACTCGCCGCCGAGGCCGTGGCGCCCCAGCTCTTCACGCTGACCACCGGAGACGGCGAGGATCCCGGTTTCCGGCGCATCACCAGCCTAGCTACGCTACGCGACCTGAATCCGCTCATGCATGACCGGATGCTGCAGGTCTGCTATTTCCTTGCCGTGACCACGCCCTTCGGCAAGCGGATCGTGGAGATCCTCACTGACTACACGCTGGGCAAAGGCGTGCGGGTGACAGCCACGGATCCGCGCGTGCAGCAGGTGATCGACGATTTTTGGAACGACGAAGTCAACGACATGGACGCCAACATCGAGAGCTGGTGTGACGAGCAGACCACTTTCGGCGAGCTATGCGTGCCCGTTGCGGTGAATCCCGTGAGCGGCAAGGTGCGCGTGGGTTACATCGACCCCATGAACATCGACACCATCCAGTTTGCGGAGATGGCCACCTCCGACGGTACGGCCTCGATCAACGTGCCTTTTGCGGTGCGGCTGCGGCGCGAGGTGGGCGAGGTTCTCCAGAAGCCGATGCTTATTGTGCGCCGCGTCGAGGATCCAAACGAGGAGAACTATGGACGGCTCGATGGCGAGTGCTTCTACTTCGCGCTGAACAAGGCCAAGAGCGCCAGCCGCGGCTTCAGCGAGCTATTCTCCCTGGCCGACTGGATCGATCTCTTTGACCAGATGATCTTCGACTTCGGCGACAAGGTCCGCTTTCTGAATAGCTTTGTGTGGCATTACACGCTGACCGGCGCCGATCCCAAGAAGGTGGACGAGTACAAAAACAAGCTCACCAAGGATCCTCCGCGCCAGGGGGGCGTGATCGTGACAAACGAGCAGGTGGCGATTCAGGCGCAGACGCCGGACTTCAAAGGCCAGGACATGGCGGCGGGCGCCGGCATGGTGAAGAAGTACGGCCTGGGCGGCGCGGGCATTCCTCCCGTGCTGATGGGCGATGGCGACGATGCCAACCGCGCGTCGGCTCTGGAGATGAATGCGCCCTTCACCAAGAAGATCCAGAAGCGGCAAAACCTGATGTCCCGCTGCATCAAGGCCGTGCTGAACTTCGTGCTCGATTGCGCGCAGCGCGCCGGCGTGCTACCGGCCGTCGTGGATCTGAGCTTCACGATCGAATTCCCGGAGGTTGCTGTCAAGGATCTCGAAAAGGGCGCGCAGACGCTTTCGGGCGCGGCGACGGCGCTGCTGACCGGCCAGCAGGAAGGATGGGTTACGGGGATCACCGCGGCTCGGGCTTTCCACACGCTGCTTGGCGAGATCGGCGTGGACATCGATGACAGCCAGCAAGAGTACACGGCCGCGCAGCAGGAAAAAGCGGATCGCGCCAAAAAGCAGCAGGATCAGTTCTTTCCGCAATCGCAGCTCGCCGATGCCCTGAACAAGCTGGGCAAGTCGCCCGTGCCCACGCCCAACGCGGCGGATGAAGCGGGCAATGGCCCCGACAACGATCAGCTTGATGCGGATGAACTCAAGATTGGGACGAAGTAATGGCTGACTCACGCGCACAGGCATACGCCGGGCAACTCGACCTGCTTACCAGGCAGGCCGAGGCTCTGACGCCCGAGGCGCGGATACGCATCGTGAAGCTGCTGGATGACGCCAACCGCGAGATCCTCGCCGATGTGGCGCGCAGCAAGCCGGAGAGCTACAGCTCCGCGCGGCTGCAGGCGCTGAAGGCCCAGGTGGATCGCGTAATGGCCGAGTTCGCCAGCCAGGCGGCAAGTCAGATCGATGACTTGGAAAAGAAAGCCTATGAGCAGACGGCCGTGCAGATCGACGCGACGGTCGCGGCTGCCTCGGGGACGCTGATGGTGCAACCGGTGGTCGACCAGGCGATGCTTCGCGTGGTGCAGGGTTACACGGCGGATCTGATTGGCGGGCTGACACACGACGCCAGCGCCAAAATCAACGCGGCTATCCAGCGCGGGGCGATGGGCGGCATGAATCTCCAGCAGCTCGTCGAGCAGATCGGCGGAATCCTGGAGGACGGGAAATTCTCCGGACTCTTCAGCCAGGTGGGCGAGCGGGCCATGAGCATCGCCACCAACGAAATCCGGCGGCTGCAATCGGTTGTGTCCATGGCGCGGATCCGTGACCTGGCGCCGCATCATCCCGGCCTCGGAAAAGGCTGGCGGCACATCCCTGTGGCGATGGTTCCGCGCATCAGCCACATCCTGGCCGGGCCGGCCAACGGAATCAAGCAGCCCGACGAGCCGTTTCTCGTGGGCGGCGAAGAGTTGCAATATCCGCGCGATCCCAGCGGATCGCCGGAGAACACCATCAACTGCTCTTGCCTTTTATACCCCGCGTTCAGCGCGGATCAACTGAAACCAACCGACGGTGAGCGCGAGCTGCTGAAAAGCTACGGGCTCTCGGTCGTAACCAACGCAGCGTAAGGAGGACCCCATGGGTTCTGCAGCCTCCACTCTCCCATCGAAGACGGCTCCGGCCGTCGTCACGCCCGCTCCGCCAGCGCACCTGTCGGAAACGGCCCAAAAGCAATGGACCGCGCTTTACACCAAGGCGCTCGCCCAGGCCAAGCTCGACTATCCCGATAACCCCGGCGCACAGCGCACAGCGGCTCTCAGGGCTGCGAATGCCATTCTTGCCGTGCCCGCGCCCACATGCGCAGCCGACATCGACAAGCTGGAGCCGTGGCAAGTGCTGCTGCGCTCCACTCGCACAGTTAAAGGCGTCCAGGTGAGCCTTTGCGTCACGACGGACGGCCGGAAATACAGCTTCCCGATCGCGGCGCCCGTTGATTTGCCGGCGATGAACAAGGCGCAGCTCGTCACTCACGCATTGGAAGTGCATGGCATCGAACTCGATCCCAACTTGAAGAAGGATGAGATGATCGCGGCCATCGCAGAAAAGGCGTCAAAGTAGCCCTCATTGGGCTGGCAGTATTCCAGATAAAACAGCTTCCACCGCTGCATCACGAAGCGGCGGCGGTGGAAGCAACAATGAGGCTTGAAATGAAGACCCTCCCCCAGTTTCTGCTTACGGCTGAAGCCGATCTTTCGCTTGACGAGCAGCAGCAGCTCATCAACGGCGAGCTGCGCGAGTCCTTTGGCCTGGATGAGTCGGGCTGCCAGCGGTTTTATCTCTTTGAGACTTTCGCGGATTACCTGATCGCGCGCGGTCCGGATGCAAAGCTCTTCCGCATTTCCTATACCATCGACGGCGACCAGGTCACTTTCGGCGATGCGCAGGAAGTCACCACGGCTTATGTGCCGGTGGCCGAGGCTTGCGAGTTCGAGACAGTCACCGAAGCCGACGGCGCTTCACCCGACGAAAGCAAATTCAAGATCACGATTCTCAAGCCGGGTTGGGGAACAGGTTCCCTGAGCGGCCAGAGCGTGCCGCATTACTACCCGCCCACATTTGTCGGCTTGATTGCCGAGGCGGCAAGCGGCAAACCCTTCGGCCGGAAGCATCCCGATCAGCGAAGCGCTGATCCTACCGGCGCATCGCAGCCCGAGCGCATCGCGGGCTGGATCGATGGCGCCGCCCTCGAAGGCACGCGCGCCGTCGGCTTCGTCAATCTCTTCTCTGCTGAATCCGATCTGCGCTCTCGCCTTGGCGAAGCACGCAAGGCGGGCAAGCTCAATCTCTTCGGCATCTCGATGCTGGCCAGCGTCGGCTATAAGCCCGGCGTGATCGAAGGCAAGCAATGCCTGGTGGCGGAGAATCTCGGCACGCTCTATTCCGTCGATCTCTGCGCAAGGGCCGGCGCGGGCGGCGAGTTCCTGACCGCCGCGGCCTTTGCGGCTAACGATGTTTCTGCGGCGCAACTGCGCGCCGTCAACGCGACAACCACTGCGATTTCTCCAAATCGCCCCAACCGCGGCGGCGCTGCCAGCGCTACCGAAGGAGCATCCATGAAGAAGTCCATCCTTCAACTGCTCGAAGCGCTTCGGCAGAAGAACGCCCCGCGTTGCGCCGAGCTGAGCTTGCAATTCAACACCGTCGCCGAGGCTGATTATCCCGCCTTTCTTGACAAGGTGACGAACGCCCTGACTGAAACGCCCGCGGCCCCTGGCCCCACGCTAGTGACGGCCGAAGCCGCTCAAACGCAGCTCGCCGAAGCGCATCGCATCCAGAGCCGCAACCGCATCGAGACCAGCCTTCTGGCCTCCAAGCTGCCAGTGCCGGCACAGGCCCTGGCTCGCACGCATCTGGAGATGGCGCTCACCTCCGAGGCCGATCTTCCCCAGGCGAAGATCGACACGGAAATCGCCAGCGTTCGCACAGCCTTTGCCGCGTTCAATAACGTGGGCAGTGTTCGTCCAAGCGCATGGAGCGTTCTCGACAGCGCCGACAAGATGGAGCTGGCCATGGAAGCGGCGATTGGCGTCAAGGAGGCTGTCGGCAAGGGAGTTCCCGCTTTCCGCAGCCTGCGCGAGGCCTATACCGCCATCACCGGCGATTACGATCTGGCGCGTCTATCCGGCGGCGCAGGTTTCTCCGGCCAGCGGATGTTGGCTTCGGAAGCCGTGTTGACCGGCGACTTCCCGAACATCCTGCTGAACTCGATGACCAAGCGGCTGCTGCAGGACTGGGCAGAGCTGGCCCTCGACGGATTGTCGAACCTGTACACCAAACAGTCCATCAGCGACTACAAGCAACAGGACCGGGTCCGCGAGGGCTACTTCAACGAGCTGCCGATCGTGGGTGAAGGCGGCCTCGGCGATGCCGGCAACACGGGCAACGGAACCGCGAGTTATCTCGAAGTGACGCGGCCCACCGACGAGCACATCTTCTACACGCTGCAGAAGCGCGGCGGAATGCTCTCCATCTCGGAAGAGACCATCCGCAATGACGATCTCGGCGCGATCTCCCGTTTCCCCGGACGCCTGGCGCGTGCCGGCCGCTGGACCCTGAAGAACTACATCACAGGGTTCTTCGTCAACAATCCCAACTACAGCGCGGACACGGTGGCCTGGTTCAACGCGGCTCACGCCAATCTGGGCTCTGCGGCTCTTTCGCAGGACTCTCTGATCGCGGCCGAGATCGCGCTGCTCACCCAGACCGAGAAGGATTCGGGCGAGCCGCTGGGGTTGCCGCTTGACTGGATCATGGTGCCTCCGGCCCTGGCCGCCACCGCGCGCCAGATCAACCAGACCAACACCGCCGGCTCGAACGCTTTCTTCCAGCGCTTCGGTGCCAACAACGAGCGCATCTACGTCAACGAAAAGCTGACGGACACCAACGACTGGTACTACGGGACGAAGCAGGAAAACGCTCCGTTCTTGGAGATCGGCTTCCTCGACGGCATCGAGAATCCGCAGATCTTCCTCGCCAACCAGCCGACGGTGGGTACGCAGTTCACGATGGATGAGCTGCAGTACAAGGTGAAGATGGTCTTCAACGGCGCCATCATCGACTTCCGTGGCGTGGGCAAGAACGTCGTAGCCTGATTTGGCTAAAGCCCCAGGCACGACAAGCGCACGCATCCGCTGCAGATGAATGCAGCCAAGGCCGCCGGGCCGGAGCAATCCGGTCCGGCGTTCCAGCAATTGAAGCGAGGACTCCATGCAGGACAGTTTCCGTAGAAGCACAATCACCCTCCCCCTGCCCGCGCCGCTGGCGGCAAGCGTGGGCCAGGTGACCTACATGTCGCCGCGGCCGCAGCGCATCGCGGGCGCGCAGCTCTGCCTCAGCGATACCGGCACAGGCGCAGGCGCAACGGCAATCAACATCAACGTCAACGGCGCGGCCGTCAACGCCGCCGGCAGCTTGTCGATCGCCGGAGCTGCCGCCGGCAAGTCGATCGGCACCGGCATCACCAAGGGTTCCAACCAGTACCCTGGCGGCGCGCGCATCAACGCGGGCGACGTGGTGACGGTGGACCTGGCCAGCGTTCCGGCTACCACCGCGCCCAAGGCCGGCTTCGTCATGCTCGACATGGTAGAGGTGGACATTTAGGCATCCCCCACGCTCCGGCGCGATCAATCGGGATGCGGCCGGTGCTTTAACCAGGGGCGTCCAGGTCACGGACGCCCCACAACCTTCCAGGTGATAGATGCCCTTCCCTTACGCAATCTCGGACTTTACGGCGGAGATCCTGAACGTGCTCTCCGACGATGCCAACCGGCTCGGCGGCGTGGCGGGAACGGTTTTGCCTGCTCTGGTCTCACGCGCCATTCTGGAGCGCTACTCGGCGGATTCGCCTCTGCGTATTTGCAGCGACATTCCAGGGAACGGCACCAACTACCTTCCGCTCCCCATCGCGCCTGGTGAAGGCACTGATCTGCCGGTCTTCGAGCCAAACTTCTCGACCATCCAGCACATGGAATATCCGATTCTCCAGCAGCCTCCGCAGCTCATACTCGATTCGGATTTCCGCATTTATCACACGCCCGGCGCCGCTCCGACAATCCTGGTGAACTTCGACACGCCAGGGCCGGATGAGATCGTCCGCTGCACCTGGACGGCGCGCCATCTGCGCGACGGTTCGACCGTGCCGGACAAAGACTTCTATGCGGTGACGGACTTTGCCGCCAGCCTGGCCGCCGAGAAGCTGGCCACGTTCTATGTGGGCACCGGCGACTCAACCCTCCAGGCCGATGTGGTGCAGTACCGCTCGAAGAGCGCGGAGATGCTCTCCTGCGCCAAGGCGCTGCGCAAGCGCTACTACAACCACATGGGCATTGAAGAGGGCAAAACCGAAGCCGACACCGGCCCGGCCTTCGCGATCGGCAACCAGTATCTGGAACAGAACTCCGGCGTGGACCGGCTTGTCCACGACAAATATTCGAGGTAGGCGGCGATGGCCTGGAGCGCGCAAATTCGGGGAACGGAAGGCCTGGAGCCGGCGATGCTGGCTGCCACACAGGAAGGCACACAGGGCGGCCTCGAAGCGCTTGGCGTCAAGGGCGCCGAGATGGTGCAGGAAAACATCACGACACCTTACGGAGCGCTCCCTCCAGCCGTATGCTTCGGCAACCTCGCCGCAAGCATCACATCGCTCTTTGTGCGCGAGGCCACCATGTGCCGCGAGATCATCGGCGTCAGTCCCAACGTGGGCGCCGATGTTTATGCCGCTCCGGTGGAGACAGGCGCTCGGCCGCACATGCCGCCGGCGTCGGCGCTGCTGCCCTGGATCCAAAAGAAGTTCGGCATCGAGGATGAAAAGCAGGCGCTGGGCATGGCCTTCGCCGTGGCGAAGTCGATGGCAAAAAAAGGCACGCAGGGCCATCAGATGTTTTCGCGCGCTCTGGAAACCCTTGAACCAATGGCGCCCCCGATTCTGGAGCACAACATTGCGGTCGCTTTCACCGCGCATGGATTCACCGGAGCGACGGCATGAGCCTGCAAACCGCAATTGCCGCCGTCTTTGGCTTGCTCAAGACCGTCGAGGGCGTTGGCCCGAACGTCTACGACCAGATCCGCTTCACGAATGATGATGCGCAATTCAAGGCGCTTTTCGTGGACGCGACGACGAATCCGGCCGCGCCCGTGGTGCGCACCTGGATGGTGAGCAGAGACGCAACGCCGGCCAGGGACGAAGAGCTGCAGGCCATGAGCCGGACACACAACATCGCGATGACCGGCTTCATGTCGTTTCAGGATGGCGTGAGTTCGCCAGTATGGGAAGCGGCCATTGAAGCGATCTGCGCAGCCTTCCTGCCTTATTCGGTTCGCCGTTTCGGGCAGTTCGACTGGTCAGGGCCGCCGCAGGTCGAGGGGAACAAAGTGGTTTTCTTTGGCAGCGTACTCTGCCACACAGTTCGCATCATTCACCCGGTAAGAGAATTTCCGCTCAACTGAGCGAGAGGAGCACTTCAATGGCAACGACGTTTACCACCCAGAGGTCCATCGCCCGCAACATCGTGCTGAGCGCCAAAATTCAGGAAACTATCGGCGAAGTCTTCACAGATGCGGAGCTGACCTATCTGAGCCGCGCGGAGACCACGGGCTTTGCGCAGCTCGCCTACGAAAAGGAAAGCGACTACAACTACTCCGGCAAGAACGGCCGCTCGATGGCTACCGAGAGCCGCCTGATCGCGCAGTCATCCACGTTCAACTACTCCGCGCGGCTCGACGATTTCCTTGCCGGGATGCTCTTCGCCCTCGTAATGGGCAAAGAGACGTTCACCGCCGGCGCGGTTGGGCCGCCCCAGTTGCCCAACACTCACCTCTTCACATGGAAGGACACCGGCGATCCGGCCAACCTGACCAACGTCTACATCGAAGACACAGCGGGATTGAAGCGGAAATGGAGCGACTTTGGCTGCTCTGACCTGGTGCTCTCGGGCGCGGATAAGGGCTCGGTGATGGCCAAGGCCACATTCATGGGCCTCGGCACCGTGACCGCCGACAATGGCACCGCGATGCTCGCGCTGCCGGCATTGCCCACCGCGCAGTATCTCTACGGTTCCGACTCGATTGTCTCCATCGGCCCTGTCGGCGCGCCCGTTTCGCTGGCGCCGCGCGTGCTGAGCTGGGAGGCGACGTTCGATCATGCGCTCGAACTCTTCCGCGCCGCCGGCTGCGGAACCAAGCCCTACTTCGTGCGCCAGGGTAATCCGGTCAACAAGCTCAAGCTGGTAATCGCCGTCGATACCACATCCGACGTGATGGACTGGATGATCAACCAGACGCCGCTTGCGATCGGGATCGCCGTCAACTCCGGCGCGACCTCGCTGGCGGTCAACTATTCGAACGTCATCCTGCCCAAGGCCGATCTGGGCGAGCAGGACAAGTTTGTCGCCTATACCGTGGAGCTGGATCAGCAGTCGATCCTGCAACCCGCTGGCGGCGGCGAGGCGGTGACCGTGACGGTCGAGAATACCGACGCGGCTTATCTGGGCGCGGTCTAGCTATCGAGTTCCTCCGGGGGGACGGTCTGGGACCGTTCCCCTTCTTTTCAATTACCCAACCGCAACATTTGGAGGAGTAAATGAGCAAATCGAATTCAACCGCAGCCCGCAACGACATCAGCGAGGCAAACCCCGTGCCAGTGCTATTGCCGCTCGATGCGCCACGTTCCGTGGCCTTCAAAACCAAGAAGGCTGCTTTCATCTATCACTTCCGGCGCATCTCGCTCGAAGACTGGCAGAAGTTTTTCACGGGCATTGTTCACCAGACGCTGCAAAGCAAAGCTGCGCGCGAGGAGGTCTTTGAAACCGAATCGTCCCTGTTGGAGCTGGTGGAGAACACGCTTACATCCGTAAGTGGCTACGGCGATCTCTCGAAGTTGAAGAACTGGCGGCAGTGTTTGCCGATCCAGCATCGCGTTGCGGCCGGCGTCGCGCTGCGCAGCGTGGGTGAGTCGAAGGCCGCCGCCAACGCTGAGCTGCCGATTCTTTGCGACCTGGTCGAAGTGAGCCTGGACGCCAACTGGGGCGCGGACTCGACATGCAAGACGACGCTCTATTCGGGATTGATCCACCGCTTCCGCCAGCCGGGGATCGCGGAGCTGAAGCGCTTCAACTTCGAGTCGGCGCGGGTGCGCGTGACTGGAACGGCGGATGCCGGCATAACCACATATCCCGCGCGCCAGGCCATCGCCATGAAGATCTACGACGATCTGATCGAGAGCGTTGACGGCTATAGCGTCGGCGGCGCTCCGCTCACTTGCGTGGACGCAATCAAGCGCGAGATGGATGGCGCGCACAAGGCGGCGGCCGCGCTGGCGCTTTTCAACCAGGACGATGAAATCACGATCGGGTAGGGGCTGCCATGCGCGATATGGCAATGCTCAAGCGCGCGGCGGCCGAGTTTTTTATTGAAGGCTTTGTGGCTCCGGAGGCTGGACGCATTCTGGCCTCCACTCCACCGGATCTGCAGGCAAAGGCGCTCGAAAGCCTTATGCCGCCGCGCACGGTTCCGGATGGAGCTTTCCAGTGGATCGATTACCTGATCTGGCTGGAGCGCGTTCTGGAGCTGGTGGATGTGCCGTTGAGCGGCATGGAAGTGGAGGCCCTGATGGTTTTGAAGCGCGAACGCATCCGGTTTCAGAATGGGCATCCGTCTTGTCCTCACTGCGGAATGCCGAATGAGCAGTATGCGCTGCGCTGCCGTGAATGCATGAAGGATATCAACTAACCACCCCAGCAACGAAGACCTGTTGCTGGGGACCCCGGAAGGGCTTTAAATGGCGACTTCAGTACAAATCGAGCTGATGGTGGATGAGAAGGGCGCTGTCTCGGGCGTCCGCGCATTCGATTCGGCAGTCAAAGGCTCGACGGGTTCCGTGCGCCAGCTCGGCACGGAACTGGCCGCAGTGGGCACGCGCGCGGCCGCGGCAGGTCAAAAGGGAAAGCAGGCGCTCGACCAGGTCGGCGCGGCGGCGCTCAGCTCGCATGAGAAAGTTCGCCTGGTCAGCGAAGAATTCGGCATCCGCATTCCGCGCGCCATGCAGGCTGTGATTTCAAAAAGCCCGCAAGTGACGGCTGCACTCAACGCAATTGGTGGCGCGATGATCGCCCTGGGCGCGATCCAGATCGGCGCGATGGTTGGCACCGCGCTCTATGAGGGAGCCAAAAAGCTTTACGAAAAATGGCTGGATGTCGATGGGGCGATCAAAAGGTATAACGATGAAGCAGGGGAGGCAGCGTCGAAGCGCTTCTATGAAGATGCTGGCCTCGATCAGCTCAATGCGGACCTCATCAAGGCAAACCAGGAACTTGATCGGCTCAATCAGAAAAAGATCAATTCCCCGAAGGCTGATATGGGGCCGAGCGGCTCGCAATTTGCCACTCCCGGGATCTACAAAATCGCGCATCTGTTCGGAGCCAAGACGCCTGAGCATTTCGGCGTCTCCGATGCTAATGCACAGAACACCGCGCAGGGTGGCCTCGATACGACTCGTCTGAAGCTGATCGAGGATACCCACAGAAAAAATCTTCAGCAGATTGAAGACAACAAGCTGATCAGCGAAGCGAAGGTGACAGGCATCGCCAAAGCCCGCGTGGCTCAGGATGCCGAGAACAAAAAAGCGGATGAAGATCAGCAATTCGCAATCAAGAGGGCGCAGGCGCTCGCGGAGATCGCGAATCGAGGGATCAATAACAAGGGCCTCAAACCGGGAGATAAAGGCTACAGAGAGGCTGTCGTCGTTTCTCCAGATACTGGAAACGCTGAAAACGCTGACGCAAAGGCACACGCCGCTGCCGAGCTACAAGCGCGGCAATTTGAGACGGATCGCGAGCACGCGTTGGAGCTGATGCATCTCCGCGAGCAGGCTTTAGAGGCCGGGCTGCGCGGCATTGCTCTTTACAAGGCTCAGGAAGCGGCCGCAATCGCTGAGCTGAAGAGCAAGGATATGGACTCGACGGCCGCGCGGAATGCCATCCATGCCAAGTTTCACGCCGAAGAGATGCGGCGTCTGGAAGATGAAGGCCGAGAAACCGAAAAGATCGAGCGTCAGGCCTCGCTGGCCGGCTTGACGGGTATCGCAAAGACGCGGGCAGAGGGCGCAAACCGCGTTGCCGACATCAACGCCGATCCGAACCTCGACGATGCAAATCGCGCACGGCGCGTTGCCGCCATCGGCCGCGAGACCGATGCTGAGGTTCTTGAAAGCAAGCGCACGATGGCCGTCGAGATCAATGCAATCTCGGACGAATCCGCCGCGCACCAGATCTCCGGCTTCGCGCGCATCAACGCCGAGGCAGTGAAGCAAATCGATGCGTGGCGGGAAAAAATCCAGAAGGAATATGGAGTAGCCCCAAAAATTGGACCGCTCACGACCGACCAGGCGGAGGGCAAGCGGCTTCTGGAGCAGGTGACCGCAACGGTTGATAAAGGCGCGGATAGTCAGCGCGGGGAATTAGCGAAAAAGAACGCACAGGAAACCGAGCAGCTTGAAGCGCAGGCGCGCGCCAAATTTCTCTCGGCTGAAAAACAGAAGACCGCCGCGATCCAGACAGAGCTGCAGGAGCGCAAACAAAAATATCTCGAAGAGCTGAACGCTCAGGAGATTTCGCAGGACGATTACAACCGGCGCGTAGCCGCTGCGCAGGAGACAGCCAACGCGGAGATGGTCGAGGCCGCAACCGAAGCGCGCAAAAAGATGGCCGGCGAGTTCACGTCATTCTTCGAAGGCATGGAGCATCCGGGAAAATACTTCGCAAAGCTGGGCGATAAGGCGGCGGGCGAAGCGTCCGCATCGCTGTTTCAGCATTTCATGGGAGCCAAGAGCGGCGCGGGGACGGACTCCAAAGGTGGCGCAGGCGGCCGCTTCGGGGATATTATCTCCGGCTTCGGCTTCGGTAAAAAGGACAAGATACCCGGCGCGGGTGCGGACGCGAAGGCAGAAATGCGCGGAGGCCATGGAGCGGCGGAAAAGGCATTCAGCATTTCATCGGCCACCATCCACATCGGCAGCGCATCGATCTCCGGCGGTGGCGCGGGTGGCGTAGGGCCTGGTGGCAGCACAACACTGCTTGCGCCTGGAGCTACCGGCGCAACTGGCGGCTTCGGCACAGGCGGTTCTTCCGCGTCGACCGGAGCTTCGTCCGCGAGCGGAAAGGGCTCGATCACCGGCGGCGCGGGCATGAGTAGCGCAGCCGCCGTCGCTTCGAGTCTCTCTGCGCCTGGTGGGGGAGTGGGGCCGACAAAACGCGACCAGGCTCGCGGCGCAATCGGCGACGTATCGCAGGGAGTCAGCCTCACAAAACAGCTTGCTAATGATTTCAGCGGAGGAGGCAGTCAAGGCGGGAAGGGATCGTCGGATGACAAAAGCGGAGCCGACAAAAACGGCAAGTCCGGCGATAACGGCTCGATGACGAGCGACGGCTTTACCCAAGGGAACGTAACCGGTGCGGCTCAGGGCGCCATGGGTGTCTGGGGCGCGCATGAAAGCGGCGGCGGCATAAGCGGCGGCCTGAAAGGCGCGGCAAGTGGTGCGGAATTGGGCATGGCAATTGCAGGGCCGATGGGCGCGGCAGTTGGCGCGGCGGCCGGTGCGGTGATCGGAGCCATCGGCACCAGCCATGCTGCCGTTGAATACGACAAGAAAACTGTGAAGCCACGCATCGCCAGCGACCTCGCGGCCTTCCATTCGGGCGGCATGAACTATATGGATGCCTTCTCGGATGGTCAGAGCCTGGAAATGGAAGCCGAGAAAACGACGAAAAAGATGGGGGCGGCCGACACCCGCTATTACAACAACACCATCAAGCCCGAGATCCTGCAGTTCATGGGCAAGCTCACGGCAGAGCAAAAAGCCGGGCGCAGCCAGTACACATCGAGCGTTGCGCAATATGCCTTCGGCACCGACTCTGTGCCTGGCACTGGATATGCGCTGCTCCATGACAAGGAGCGGGTGATGCCTTCCGATCAGAATGAGCGCATCACGCGCGCCGTCGAGTCCGGAGCTTCCTTGAGCGCGGTCCATGCCAGCTACCAGAGGGCGATGCAATCGAGCGATGCGCGGCGCGGCTCCGGCGGCGGCGATCGGACGATGAATATGAACATCCACGCCATCGATGCGAAGGGCGTCTCGCAGTTCCTAGACAAATATAAGCATCAGATCCGCTCGGCCGTGAATGACAGCTACGCGGAGAACTCGGGCGGAGGGATGAACTGATGCCGGCCACAGACATTCTGAATCCGACTGAGGGCTGGAACGCCGCGCTGGGCGACTCAATGAATCCTTCTTACGGATTCACGCGCAAGCGCGCCATCACGCAACTGCACAAAAAGGCTGTGGGCGGCACTCCCTGGACGCGCGAGACGCAGAACACCGGACACGTCTTTCAGTTCAGTTGGCTGGGGCGCACCTTGGCTTGCGTGCAGAAGCTCAAGTGGTATTACGAGCAATATGAGGACGGCTTCTTCACCATTATCGACTGGGACGGCGGAGGCCGTCAGTACGTCGGCCGCTTCACAACAGAAGTAGTCCCTACCGAAACCGCCAATAACAAATGGGACGTACAGAATGTGACCTTCGAGGAGATCCCGCAGCAGCAGATGGTTGCGTTCCCCAGCGACTGGGCCGACGATGCGATCGCATTTTTCGTCACCAACGACTTCGGCGATCAGAAGCTGGCCACCAGCGGCGCGTGGACACAGACGGCGCGCGTATCCGGTGTTGGCGCGCAGGGCACGGAGCATGTGAGCCTGGCTGTGGCGGGAACGCCATACGTCACCATGGACGATCCCGGTACCGCCGGCGACTGGGCCTGCTACGAATACCGCGGCTACGGCTTCCGGCTTTATATGCTCAAAGGTCCCGAGTTTGGCCAGGCGCAGATCTTCGTTGACGGCGTGGAGTTGGAAACAATCGATCTCTACAACGCCGCCGACATCGGACCGCAGATCGTGGTTGCGCAGCAGAATATGCCGCTGGATATTCACCGCGTCCAGGTGGTCTGCGCCGGCACAAAGAACGTAGCCGCCACGGGCGCTGCCGTGAGCTGGTACGCGCTGGAGGTGATGAGGTGATTAACCTTGCTCCTCCTCTGCTCGCCACCGGCGGTGCATTCACCGGCGTGGCGCCCGTCAATCTGCTCGACGTGTGCGACATCAATGGCAACCTTTATTACTGGGCTGACCGGAAGATCCGCGTTCCAAACGCCATCACCGCGGCACCGCCGCTCCCCACTTACGGCGCACCGCTTTCAACCTGGACGCCGCCTCCACCAGTCCTCACGCAATACAAGCCCTGGCTGCTGAGCGTTCCGCAGATCAGCTTTCATCGCTCGCTGGTGACGGACACTGGAGCATTCGTGCTGCAGAACCTCAGTGGCGATACGCTCAGCCGCGACTTTGAACGTATCGCCCGCAGCAGCGCATTGGAAGGCGCGTTCTTCGTTTATCGCTGCTGGCAGCCGGATGCGGCGGCCGCGTGGATCGAGGTGCATGGCACGCTCAGCATCGACGATGCGGATGCGGAGACCGCGAAGTTGAAGGGCAGTCAACTGCTGAATCCATCGCAGGATGACACACCGCTCGAAATCTATTGCGAAACCTGCCAGCTCCAATGGGGCGGCGTCCGCTGTGGCGCGCAGGGGCCGACCGAATGCAATTACAGCTATCAGACCTGCCAATCGTTGAGCCGCATCATGTGCGTGATGAATAACTACGAGACCAACTTCGGCGAGACCAGCGCGAATACCGCGCTGAACGTGACCAACCGGAGGCGCACAATCTAATGGCGAATGCCTCCACAACAGCGACCAGCTCCGCCAGCGAGACCACGGGGACTCCGATAGCGCTGACCTATGGCTACGCCTGGGTAACGGGCAAGCGCCACGCGTATTACATGCTCCAGAACACCGGCGATTCGGTCAACCTCTATACGCGCCTCGGGATCTGGCTGCTGGGTCACGGCGAATGGGACGGTCCTATTTCACTGTGGATCAACGATCTGCTCGTCTGGATGGGCGGCAACGCGCCCTCGACCAATCAGATCCGCACCTACGGCTTCAACTGGCTGAAGGCGCTCGACAATCCTGAAGGCTTCGTTTTCAATTTTCACAGCGGTTGCGACTCTCCGCTCTATGCGCCGCTTACGCCGTCTTCCACCGGCCCGGATCAGAACGTCGATGTCCTGTGGCCGCTCTTCCCGCCCGCCATTCAGCCGCTGGCTTTCTCGCGCATCGCCTACTACACGCTGATGCGCAAGCAGCCCATTGTCAACCAGACAAGCAATAACGGCAATGATCCAACGCAGTGGACTGACATCGCGCCGATCGGCATGTGGCGCGCCTTGAAATGCCGCCTCTTCGACGACGAGGGCAATCAGACCGGCTACGCCTTCACAACCAATCCTGTCTGGCATTTCGTGGATGTGCTGCTGCGCCGCAAGCTGATGCCCGATTACGGCCTCACGCTCGATGTCGGCCCGGATGCGCTCTCCACCGCGGTGAAGAACCGCTTTGACTGGGGATCGATCTATCAGACCGCGCAGTACTGTGACGAGTTCCTGGCCAACGGCCGTCCGCGCTTCGCCGGCAGCTATTCCTTCAGTTCGCAAACCACGCTGCAGGCGTGCCTCGAACAGATTCTTCTGTGCTGCCGGAGCTTCTCATCTGAATACGCCGGCAAGATCTCGCTCAATTGCGACATGCCTCGGCCGAGCGTCTTCACCTTCAGCCGCGCAAACATTCTGCCGGGCTCGTGGGATGCGAGCGACCAGGCGCTGCACAAGAGCGCCAACCGCTATATCGCCAACTTCCGCGAGCTGCTGGTGCCACTGTGCAGCTATATCGAATCGATCACCTGCGGCGCGGGCCAGCGGCCAACAGTGACCACTACTGAGCCGCATCCCTTCGAGGCCGATGACTGGATTGCGATCGGTGGCACCAACACCACTTACGACGGGCAGTGGGAAGTTTACAGTGTCCCGGCCGTCGAAAACGAAGGCACGCCGCAAGAGGTCGATCCTACTACGTTCGTGCTCGTGCCCAAAGGCTCGAATTATCCCGATAGCGTTGGCATGGTGGGCGGATGCGGACTGCTCTATTCGCGCTTTAAAGAGCGCACGCCGGAGTTCTGGCATAAGACCAACATGCTTGCGCGTGGCGCAGTGGGACTGGGCATTCCGCGCCAGCGCAACAAGGTAAAACAGACTCTCGACTTTGCCACCACAACATGGGATCAGGCCAGCCGCCTCACGATGTATGAGCGCGACCGTCTGTTGGGGATCGACCAGACTCCCTATGTCACGCCGCCCTGCGCCAAGCTGCGCACGTCGATGTTCGCTAAAGACATCTACGGCAATCTGGCCTGCGCCGTGCGACCCGGCGATCACGTTACCGTCGATCCCACGCTGGATTTTCAATACGCCGGCGAATATGAGGTGCTTGAGCCGCTCATCTTCTGTCCTCCAACAGCGCAAGCCTCGGGCTCCGGCGGCTCGATCGCGCTCAAGCCCGAAGAGAGCAGCGGCGAGATTGAGTTTCCGCTCGGGCCGTACAACGAAGCGGTTATGTACGACACCAGCGATCCGTTGCAGGCGGGCTGGCAGTCAGTGCCGGGCAGCGATCCGGGCAATGACAGCAACTACACCAGCATTCCTCTCGCGAATGGCGGCAGCTTTGTATTCTTCAGCGGGCAGCTCCCCAGCGGCCAGGCGTTTCAGTTGCCGGCGTCGGGCTTTCCGCCAAACAACCTTTTGGCCTGGGCGTCCGCCGCAGGCTCAAGCGTTCCGGGCAACGATCACTCCGCCAGCGCCATCGTGCTTTGCGCCGTTGATGCGGCGAATCTATTGACGTTGGAATACCGCGACTGGGAGGGGATGGAGTGGGGCGGTGATGTGAACTATGCCGCGCTTGCCTGGCTCAGCCCTGATGCGCCCACCACAAGCAACGTAATGACCTGGCTCGAACTGACGCTGCCAGGCGGTGAGGTCATTCTCTTCGGCCAGGGGATTCTTGCGAACGGCGATGCCGTTGTGCTGCCTGCCGGCTTCACCAGCGCGCAGTGCTTTGCCGTCGCCGACATGCACGACGGACCGACGAGCGGCAGCAACGTGGCGCACCTGATGGGTGCGTATGTTGATGCTGACATGGTAGTGCATTACGACATCACCGACGGCTCCGGCAATCACTGGTATGGCAACGCCTCCGTTTTGGTTTTTGCGTGGAAAAACAACATGGGCACAGTCACCACGCAAGCGCTCGGCGGTAGCACCTGGATGGAGATCACGCTCACCGACGGGACGATCTTCGGCGCGGGATGTGCACTGAACATGGCCAACGGCGCAACCTTTGAGCTGCCCGCATCCGCGGGAGACGGATCGACGCTCGAAGTGAATATAGGCTCGCACAACGGCCTGCCGGAAAATGGCTCCGCTCACGCCCAGGGCATCGGCGGATGCTATCTCGATTCCGATAACATCGTTCACATTTATTTTCAGGATGGCTCCGGAGACGTGTGGCCCGGCACTGCCGATGTCTTCGGCATCTATCACACGCCTGGCTCGGCCGCGCCCACACTGGTTCGAGTTACGCCCGCATCGGCAACCATCGCAGCCGGCAGCTCTTTGCAATTTACGGCCACCATCACCGGCAACGCGAATCCCAACGTGGTTTGGAGCGTTGACGGCATTGCGGGCGGCAACGTGACCGTGGGAACCATCAGCGCCGCCGGCGTCTACGCACCGAACCTCGCGGGGGCTCACACCATCACCGCGACCAGCGTGGCTGATCCGGCAGCTAAAGGCTCTGCAACCGTGACGGTTTTCGGCGCGCCTTCTTCGAGCCTACCGCCAGGCGAAGCGATTCTGACTGATGACACCGGCAAGTACATTTACCTGAATGGCGACGTGATCTACGTCGTGGAGGACTGATGGCAACCCCGACGATCAACCTTTCAAGCGTCCTCATGGCGGGTCTCTACGCTGCCATTCCCGCAGCCGGCATGGCGGGCCGCATTTACTTCGCCACCGACACCCAGGCCACCTGGTATGACAACGGCGCGGCCTGGGTGAATGTGACACCCGCGCCCGCAGCTCCGCTGTCGGTGAGTTCTGTTGCGCTCGCCCCATCCGCGCCGGGTAACTTCACTGTGGCTCACGGGCTCAGCGCCGCGCCCGAGGCTGTCACGATCACGATGACTTCGCTTGGCCAGATCTGCCTGGTCTCGTTCGACGCCGTCAATCTCAACCTGATCGCGTCCGATGCGGGCGTCACTGCCAAAGCGCTTTTGTTCGTTTAACTCCGGAGGTTTGATATGACGTTTTTTCGTGGTGTTCTTATCGCTTTCATTGCAGCTCTTCTTTTTGCGTTGTCACCCGTGGCGCTTGCTGGAACGACGCCGCAGACCTTGACCTTTAATGCTCCCGCAACGCCCGCATCTTATCCCTGCGCGCCGATCACGCTCTACACATCACCCGGCGCTTCGGGCGAGCCTGTCGTCCTCACGGTGACTTCCGGGCCTGGCACGCTCTCCGGCAACACCCTCACAGTCACTGGAACTGGAACAATCTCGATCACCGCAACTGAGAGCGGAAATACTACCTACGCTCCCGCGCCTTCGGTGAGCCATTCTATTGTTGTCGGTCCCGCGCTGACCGCGCAGGGCATTACTTTCACCGCACCAACCACACCTGTGGTTTATGGGGTCTCGCCCATCACGCTCGTGGCTACGGGCGGTGGATCGGGCAATCCAGTGGTCTTCAGCGTGCTTTCGGGACCTGGCACGGTTAGCGGCTATGTTCTGACAGTCACCGGCGTGGGAACGATAGTGGTCGCAGCGGATCAGGCTGGCAATAGCTCCTACGCGGCGGCTGCGGAGATTACTCAAAGCGTCGTCGTCACTCAGGCGTCGCAGACCATCGATTTCGTTGCGCCGGCATCGCCCGAATACTACGGCGTTTCACCTGTTGCCCTTTCCGCGACGGCCAGCTCCGGACTGACTGTGACCTTCAGCATTCTCTCCGGTCCCGGCTCCATCGCGGGTAACACGTTGACCATCACCGGCAATGGAACCATCGTGATCGCCGCTGACCAGGTGGGCAACGCCAATTATGCCGCCGCTCCGGAAATCACTCAGAGCATCGTGGTCACCTTGCCGAGTCAGACCATCAGCTTTACCGCACCGTTGACGGAACCCTACGGCGCCGCGCCGATCACTCTGACAGCCACGGCCACCTCTGGACTTACGGTGACATTCAGCGTTCTGTCGGGACCAGGTACGCTTTCCGGCAGCACGTTGACCTTCACCGGCTCGGGAACCGTGTGCGTGGCGGCAAATCAGGCGGGTAACTCCACCTATGGTCCTGCACCGCAGGCAAGTCAATGCATCACGGTCCAGGCCGCGACGGGCGCTCAGCCGCAGACGCAACTCGCGCCTATCTTCCCTGCTAATGCAAAGTACGTCCAGGGCGTAGGTCCAGGCTTCTGGCCCACCGCGGGAAGCGGCCTTTCCGTTGTTCTGACGGCTGGAACGGCAAACTGTGCCGGTACCATCGAAAACTACTCCGCTACCGCGCTGGCGCTTACCGCCTCGACGACTAACTACATTTACCTCAACACGGCCGCATCGTGCGCACCCGCGGTGAAGACTACGGCGTTCACGACCAGCGACATTCCCATCGCAACCGTCGTCGCCGGCGCGAGTTCGATCACCAGCATCCAGGATGACCGCACCATGTTTCAGCAGAACTCTGGGATCATTTCTGGACTCTCCTCGGACGGCGCAAACGGCATCACCGTCGCCGGCGCCATCGCGGCTGGTACTGCGATAGAAGCAAGCACAAAATTTGTTGGCCCTGGTACTGGTTTAACCGGCACGGCAGCGGCTCTTAATATTGGGGGCAATGCGGCTACGGCAACCGCAGCAGCGGGACTCAGCGGGACACCAGCGCTGCCGAATGGCACCACGGCCACAACCCGGGCTGCGCTCGATAACAGCACTAAAGTGGCGACGACAGCCTATACCGATGCTGCGGTTGGGGTGGAGACTGCGCGAGCGGAGGGCGTGGAAACTGCAA